TACTCTTGGCTACAAAGTACCCTACAATTTCACTGTCACTCGTCCCTATAAGAGGGTTCATTTCAGTAAACTCAGGGTTCGTCTGTATTTCTCTGGTCTGTAGCATATCCACAGCCGAAACTATGTTATATGCTACAACTCCAGCTTTGTGGCCCTTGCTTAACGGTGCCGAATTTTCAAAAGGATTACCGGCACAGCCCTGTAATATAACAAGAAAAGCAAAAAGCCCAGAGATAGATAAAAAATTTTTAAAACTTCGTTTTATCATACTGCTTCTTTAACAGTTACCCAACCATTTTTGAGGTATTTTCTACGATTGATACCATATACAAAGAACGGGTATATTAAGTGACTTAGGCCAAATGTAAAGATGGCTAAAAAGAAACTTATTAAAGCATGAACAATATTTCCTTTAACAAGAAAATATAAGAAACCAAATAACAAGCACCATAACCATGTAAAGGCTCCATTTGCTGTTTCTTCGTATCCGTTTTGTGGGTTTTTAAATTTATTCATTATGCTACCTCCCTAACTACACCGTGTTTAACAGCATAATTGTACCAATAATCAGCTTTAATTTTTGGTGTATTTTCGCTACCTGTTTCCCAATTTGGAAACATGGCTTTATATAAGCCTTGTAACTTCTCAAGTAGATCTTGTTTATACCATGATTGCTTCATATTAGCAAACTGTGTAAATGTTCTATCTACTAGTCCTTGTTTAGTGTCCTTGTATTCAGGCCACTGTAGGTTATTTGTAATTGTTAGTTTCATTTTATTCTCCCGTTTGTTTTATAGTTTTTATTAACTATACTTACAGTATACACTCATTAGGGTGTTTGTCAACCATTTTTAACGATTTTTTGGGCTTGTAAACCATTGATTTTATTGGATTTTTTAAAAAAGATGGAAAAAAGATGAAATTATTGGGCTTCAACCAGGTCAGAAAAGGTGTTTTTAGGTGGTTTTCCGTCTGAAGTTTGGACAAAATCCACACTCATTTCATCAGCATAGTTAAAATCAGGGTCATTAATCAAATCAAAACCATGTTGTATAACTGAATTCCATTTTTCCCAACAAGGAGCAGGCATTCCATAGTCTACACTTGCTATCCATTTGGGTTTACCTGTTTTCATTAGGTCTAATAATTCAGCTACAGCTTGTTTAGGTGTTCTTTTTGAACCCTTGCCTGCTAGACCATTTCTTCTTACACCACTCCAAGAATGTATGTACCATTGCCATGTGTTTTGGTGTGCTTCAAACAGTTCATCTATTTGATTACACCAATCTTCAGCAAATTTAGCCGCTTTGTAAAACTCTTGACTGGTTGGAGTGTTGTGATAATATGGGGTGCCAGCACGACCACGGTCATATTGGGCTTCCATTTGTCTAATTGTTTTATAATATATTTTCTTTGCCATAATGTTCTCCGTATAAATATTTATACATTATTAATAATATAACACAAAAATAGGAAAAAGTCAACCTTTTTTGGAATTATTTTTTGTGATTTGTTTATCTACATAAATAACTTTATAACAGGAGAAACCCCATATGGCAACTATTGTAACCAGAGCTGGTAAAGGCAGTCAATTATCTCATACAGAGCTTGATGCTAACTTTACTAATTTGAATACAGACAAGATTGAACTATCCAATTTAAGTGTTTCAACAGCTTCAGCAAGTAGCGGCGGAGCATTAGCTTATAATAACTCAACAGGAGTATTAACATTTACTCCAGCTGTTCCAGGATCAGCAACAACTATTAACAACAATGCTGACAACAGAGTTATCACAGGTAGTGGCTCAGCAAACACACTTGAAGGTGAAGCAAACTTTACATTTGATGGTACAACAGTTGGTATTACAACTACATCAACTAGTGATGCTTTATTGTTAACAACAACAGAAGATTCAAGCACAGCGGCTCCTGTTCTTACATTAAAAAGAAACAGTTCATCACCAGCAGATTCAGACTACATTGGACAGATTAAATTCAAAGGCGAAAATGATGCTGACCAAGAAGTAGTGTATGCTAAAATCACAGGTAAAATATCAGATCAAACAGATACAACAGAAGATGGTATTATTGAATTCGCTACACAGAAAGCAGGATCAAATAATATTGCTGTAAGACTAGCAAGTGACGAACTTAAATTAATTAACGGAACAAGACAAAGCATTGAAGCAACACCGGGCAATTTTACAAATCCATTATTACATTTAAAAAGTGATGCAAGTGGATATAACAAATCACATATGAAATTAGAAGACAGTGGAGACCAAGTAGTTGATATTACAGGTCGTAAAAATGCTGGTAACGGAAGATACCAATACTTTTTAACATTTGACCCTGATGGCGGCGATAACAGAACAAGTGCTTATACAGGAGATTATGCCTGGTATGCAGGTCGTAACCCAGCTAATGGTAATTTTGATGTAGACATATTTGGAGCAACAGGTGAACACAACTATAGTGTATTTTCAGATAATGCTGACAGTTATGCTTACAAACCATTTAATTTAGTAGGTAGTGAAGTAAGATTAAAATCTGGTGCCAGTACAAAATTAACTGTAGCTTCAAGTCTTATTACAGCTGGAGCAGATATAGATACTGATGGTAATGATATTAAAATGGGTGGTGGTAACATTGATTTAGAAAATGGTGGTATTACCAACTCAAGTGGTGATGTTGCTTTTGATGACAATGTTCAGGTTAATATTACTAGTGGTGGAACAGATACATTAACAGTAAACAATGCTAGTGCTACAGGACTAGGTTTAAGAGTTAACTTAGGTAACGACAGCAGTACTAATCATACAAGTGGTGATGGTATATTAACTAGACGAGGAACTGGATCAGCATGGGTAGAAACATTTAAAGTATCTACTATTAGTAGTGGTGCTAAAAGTGAAGTATTAATGGAACAACTAGGACACCTTACAAACCAAGCAGTAACAGGAACAGGTAGTAAAACAGACCAAGGATACATTGAAGTACAAATTAATGGTGCTACAAGATATATTCCATACTACAGTTAATAGGAGATAATTTATGCCAACATGGCCAACAACTAAAGCAGGAACTACACATCTAGACAGTGGTAGCGATAATCCTGGAAATGCTCGTGCGGATATTAAACAAAATGTAGACAATGTAAACGACATGATAGACACTATTGTTGTTAACAGTCCTTCAGCTAATCAAGTGTTAGCATATGACAGTGGCGACAGTAGATTTGAGAATATTGCGGTACCGGCAGTAACAAGTGTAGCAGGTGGCACAGGATTAACAGGTGGTACTATTACATCAACAGGTACACTAGCAGTAGATGTAGGAACATCAGCAAACAAAATTGTACAACTAGACGGTAGTGCTAAACTACCAGCAGTAGATGGATCAGCATTAACTAATATAGCCGCAGGTGCTATTAGTGCCGTTGCTACAGTAAGAACAACAACTACACCAATTGTCTTTCCAGCTACTACATTTACTAAAGTAGCAGGTGTTTCAGAAGAAACAGATGCTGAAGGTATTGTAAGTATTAGTACTGGTGTTGTAACTTTGGCGGCAGGAACTTATTTGATTATGATTGACTGTCCGCAAACACCACCAACAGAAAGTGGACAACAAACATACGAAATGAGATTACAAGATACTACAAATACAGCAACACTAAAAACACTTCAAGCAAAAAGTGGTCCAGATGCTGAACCATGGTCAGATGGATTTTTAACAACGACTTTTTCAGGGTCAACAAACCTAGAAATACAAGTAAGGCGAGGATCATCAGGATCAGCAAATGAATTTGTTACTTTTGGTGTCGCTTTTCTAAAACTATAATAACATGACAAAACAGGAGGCCTCATATGTCATTAAGTAACTATGCCGAGAACGAACTTCTCGATCATTTATTAGGTAAGGGAACTAGAGATTTTACTAGCCCTGCCGTATTAGCAGTAGCTCTAGCATCAGCCATTTCAGGTACTGATGGAGCAACAGTAACAGAATTTGCTAACTCAAACAATTACTCTAGAACAGCAGTAACATTTGGAGCGGCAAGTTCAGGATCAGCAACGAATAGTGGAGATGTAACTTTTCCAACAGCAACAGGTAACCAAGGTACAGTAACACATATAGCAGTATATGATAATTTAACTTACGGTGCTGGTAACTTGTTATTTTACGGAGCTCTTACAGCCAGTAAAACTATTCAAACAGGTGATACATTTGAAATTAAAACAAGCAATCTAACAGTTAACTTAGATTAATTGTAAGTAGGATTAGCAGATGGCTACCATTTACGGTTCCTTAAGTTATTATGTTGACCCAGACTATGTAGCAACAGGTTATGTAGAAGGTGAACCAGTTGAATTTGCTAGTAGTGTTACAGCAACTGGAAGTAGAATACTCTCTTCTGGTAGTGTAGTAAGTATTACAACTAGTAGTGTTGGAACTGGACAACGAACATACGGCTTAGACAATATTGTATACAGTTGGGACGACACAGGTACCAGCACATACAGTTGGGACAACTGGTGGCTAACAGACCAAACTTGGGAACAACCAGGAATTATATTTAGAAGTACTTCTAGTGTTAATTCCAATGGTGGATTTGTTGAGTTAGGTACCGCTGATTTAACATTTGATAGTAGTGTTACCAGCACAGGTGCTAGTACACTAGGTGGCACAATTAGTTTAGATAGTGTTTTAACTAATAGTTTTAGTGGCGGTATACTGTATGATGCTGAAGGAACTATAACAGGACAAGCAAGTGTTGTAGCTTTAGGTGGCTTTTTACAAAGTACTAGTGCTACAATTGATATTACAAGTGTAGTAACCGCAGGTGCTATTACAACATTAACAGGTAATGTTAATTTAACTGGCATTGTTCAAGTAACACCAAACGGTAGAGTTGATTACATTGGTAATGTAACTATACCAGCAACAACAACAATATTAGCAAGTGGCGATGTTAATATCAAAGGTAGTGCCACAATTAGTTTAGGTTCGGTTGTTGTAGTAATAGGAAGTGCTACTCCAGTAGCAGATCCATTTAGAACTACTACAATTGATAGCGAAACAAGACAGTTTCCTGTTTTACAAGAAACAAGAAGCACAACAATACAAAGTGAAACAAGAATTATTATAGTTCCACAAGAAACTAGAACTATTGAACTTGACAGTGAAACTCGGACTTATAAGATTCCAATTCCACCCTTTGTAAGTACAAATAGAAGGAGTAATTAATATGGCGACATTAACAGGCTTCCGTGCTGATAGGGACGGAGCATATATTGACAAAGACACAGAAGCAGTATTAGATTATAGTGTTGACTGGGGTACATGGATGCCTTCAGGTGACAGTATTAACACTAGCACATGGACAATAACAGCAATTAGTGGCGACACAGATGCTTTAACTGTAGATAGTAGTGCTAAAACTGGTGATGTATGTACAGCAGTTATAAGCGGCGGTACAGCAGGTAACATTTATACTGTAAACAATAAAATTGTTACAAACAACAGTATAACTGAAAGACGACACTTTAGAGTAAGTGTTAAAGCAAGGAGTGTATAATGCAAAGTAATGTAATTGAACTGGAAATACCAGAGATACAGTACGAGAAAGAAAAAGATACAAAACAAGGTCCAGGTAGACCTAAAGTTGAAATAGATCAAGAGCAAGTAGTTAAACTTGCTAAACTTGGTGCTAACAACACAGAGATAGCAGACTTTTTTGATTGTAGTGAAAGTGTTATTCGTAAAAGGTTTTGCGGTGTACTTAAACAAGCAAGAAGTCATCTTAAAATGAGATTAAGACAAGCTATGATTGACAATGCTATACACAAAGGTAATGTTGTAGCACAAATTTGGTTATCTAAAAACTATTTAAAAATGTCAGATGCTGGTCCACAAGACGAAGTAGCAGATGAAAACAAAGTGTTACCTTGGAACGAGGAAAAGTAATTGAAATTAACCATTCCACAATCAGCAGTAGCAAATGACAAAAGTCGTTTTAAAGTTCTTGTAGCTGGAAGACGATTTGGTAAAACTCACTTATGTGTAAGAGAGTTATGTAAAGCGGCTAGATATCCAGATAGAAAAGTATTATACTTGGCTCCTACTTATGGTATGGCAAGAAGTATTGTGTGGGATGACCTTAAAGCAAGACTTATAGAATTAAGATGGTTAAAGCGAAAGAACGAAAACGATTTAAGTATAGAACTTAAAAATGGTAGTCAAATATTCCTAAAAGGTACAGAGTCGGCCGACCGAATTCGTGGAGGAGGTTATGACCAGGTAATTTTTGACGAATTCGCTGACATTGACAAAAAAGTTTGGACCCACATAGTTCGTCCAGCTCTAGCAGACAGAGAAGGTGGTGCTTTATTTTGTGGTACACCTAAAGGTACAAGTAACTGGAGTTACGACTTATACACTAATGCTAAATTTGAGAAAGACTGGAACAGTTGGGCATTTACAACTGTAGAAGGTGGACAGGTTAGCAAAGAAGAATTACAGTCAGCAAAACAAGAACTAGATGAAAAGATTTACAGACAAGAATTTGAAGCAAGTTTTGAAAGTTTTGATGGTATAATATATCACAACTGGAATAGAACAAAGCATATGAGGCCTTATACTTTTCCTATTCCAAGTATTATCCATGTAGGTATAGACTTTAACACATCACCTATGTCAGCTATTGTATTTGCTGGACATGGTAGTGAAAGTTTATGGGCTATTAATGAATTTGTATTATACAACAGTAATACACATCAAATGGCACAACAAATTAAAAACAAGTTTCCTAATCAAAGAATTATAATATATCCTGACCCAGCTGGTAGACAAAGAAAGACATCAGCTATGGGACAAACGGATATATCAATACTACAAAACGAAGGTTTTATAGTAAAAGTAAGAAAAGCTTCTATTCCAGTTAGGGATAGAATAAATGCTGTCAATAGTCTGCTTATGAATGCTAACAAACAAATAAGATTGTTAGTAGATCCTAAGTGTAAGATGACTATTAAAGCAATGGAAAAGATGTCATACAAAGAAGGTACTAATGTACCAGATTTAAATAATGACTATAATCATATAAGTGATGCTTTTGGATATGCCATCGAATATCAATATCCAGTATCTAAAAACAAACAGGCAACACCTCAACCAACTCGCTGGGCAGTGGGAATGGCATAAGGTTAAATATAAGGAAAGTATATTATGAGCGATTATAATTTAGACAATGGAATGCCAGCCCATCCACAATGGAAAAAACACATCGATAGATGGAGATATCTAAGCGATAGTTACCAAGGCGGGTTAGCATATAAAAATGGTGATTACCTACAAAGGTATAACCTCGAAACGGGACAACAATACGAACAGAGATTAGACAGTACACCTTTAGATAATTTGTGTAAAAATATTGTACACACATACACAAGTTTCATTTATTCACAACCAATTAAAAGAGACATAAGCGGACTTAATCCAGAAACAGTTGGTAAGTTTCTTAAAGATTGTGACTTAGAAGGTCGTAGTTTTGATTCTTTTATGAGAGATATAAGCATATACTCTAGTGTATATGGTGCTGTATGGTGTGTGGTTGATAAACCTAGTACACCTGTAGTAACACTAGCAGACCAACAAGCAAAGAATATTAGGCCTTACTGCTCGATGTATTCACCAGAAAATGTACTAGACTGGCATTATGAAAGACAAGAAAATGGAGTGTATCAATTAGCCCAGCTGACTCTATTAGAAGAACTTCATAAAGACCATGCTCTTGTAAAATGTTTTTACAGAGATTATGTAGAACTAAAGAAAATTGATCCTGACACAGGCGACGGTGTAGTAATACAAACATATGACAACCCATTGGGTGTTGTACCTGCCTTTGTTGCTTACACAAGTCGTTCACCAATTAGAACTATTGGTATTAGTGACATTGATGATATTGCTGATCAACAGAGAGCAATATATTCAGAGTACAGTGAAATAGAACAACAAATAAGATTATCAGGACATCCTAGTATTGTAGCAACTTCAGGGACAGAATTGTCAGCTGGAGCGGGAGCAGTTATTACAATGGATGAAAACTTAGATGCTCAACTTAAACCATATTTGCTACAAGCAGATGGTAGTGGTATTACAAGTATCTTAGATAGTATTAAAAACAAAGTAAGTGCTGTTGAAAGAATGGCACACTTAGAAACAGCAAGAGGCACAAGAACAGCTATGAGTGGTGTTGCTATGCTTGTTGAAAGTAGAATACTATCACAGAAACTAGCAGAGAAATCAAACAACCTAGCTCATGCTGAAGAACAGTTATGGAGCTTATTTGGTATGTGGGAAGGTACTGAATGGACAGGTGATGTTGTATACCCTGATACATTTGATGCTAGAGACCAAACAGTTACTTTACAAAATATTAAACTTGCTAAAGAAGGCGGAATTAATAATCCTAAACTTCTTAAAGCAATGGATAATATGGTTGCTGAAGTGTTAATTGAAGATGATGAAGATAGAAAAGAAGTGTTAGAAGCAGAACATCCTGTAACAACACCGGCTAACAGAACAGAGCATATCCAAGAAATGATAATGGAAGGCTATACAGATGAACAAATGTTAGGGTTACATCCAGAAATAACACAAGAAGACATTCAAGTAGCAAAGCAGGCTCTAGTAGATCAGGAAAACTAAAATGGCTTATCAATTACAAGTAGAAGGATTCAATAATGGAAGAAGTAAGCCTAAGGCGAGTATCAAAAGGAAACTTAACTCGTAGACCACACTGGGCATTGGATAGATCTAAAAGCCATGGGTTTACCCAAAAGCATACAGATCATGTTTATGTTAATGCCGTAGACAGGTTAGAGCCTATAATCAATTTATGTGAAATAGGCAGTGATTTAGGTCGTAGCACAGCATGGTTTAGTGAAGTAGCACAAACTATTGATGTGTATGAAAGAGGGAACTTTTGGATAGAGTTATGTAAAAGTCAATGCTATGCTCACCAAAAGCAATACGGCCAAATACGGAATGTTAACTGGTACGAAACAGGTAACATAAGTATTACTGAAGCTATACAAACTTTACCTAAGCAGTATGATGCTATAAAGTTTACAGCTTTTAATGTATTAGAGTACATTCCGTTGTTAATAGAAAAATTAAAGCCACAAGGTCGTTTAATTTTACACGAATACAATGGACAAGATTCAAGAAAAGAACTAGTAAAAATGTTACAAATGAAGTATAATTTTGAGATAAAAAGAACAGATTTAGACTTATTTGTAGCAAAACATAAATAACAATAGTAGGAGAACTATATGACTGACGAGACTCAGGTAATGGAAAACACATCCACAGCAGATGCTGAAAAAGTGGTAAATGAGGAAGTTGTTTCAAAAAACTTCTCTCAAGAACAACTAGACAAAATAGTTGAAGATAGGTTGAGAAAACAGCGATCAGCCTTAGAGAGAAAATATGCTGGGGTCGATGTAAGCAAATACAATGAACTTGTAGAAGCAGAAGAGACCAAACAAATGGAGGCCAGAAAGGCTAAAGGTGAATTTGAACAAATTCTCAAAGAAACAGTTAGCAAAAAAGACGGTGAAATTAATGCTATGAAGCAAGAATTACACAAGGTCAAAGTAGATGGTGCCGTTATTAATGCCGCAAGTCAATTTAAAGCAATCAATCCAGAGCAAGTTACTAGATTGTTACAAGATCAAGTTAGATTAAGTGACACAGGACAAGCAGAGGTAGTTGATGCTACAACTGGACAAGCAAGGTATAATGACAAAGGTGAACCATTAGAAATTTCTGAACTGGTGGAAGACTTTATAAAAGCCAACCCACACTTCGCATCCGCTACTCCCGGAGGCACAAACACTAGAAGTAATGTTACTTCTAATAAAGTGACTGGACTTAATCTTTCCGAAATGGATATGAATAATCCAGAACACAGAAAAATTTATAGTGAAGCCAAGAGAACGGGGAAGCTATAATTTAATTTAACAAGCCTAAAGGAGAAATATTATGGCAAATGCAGCATACGGTTCAGGTTTAAACCTGGATGCTATGGTAGTACCGGTTAAAGCGGCTACTGTATATACAGCACAGGAAAATAGTTTATATCTTCCTGGAACAATCGTTCCAAACATTAATGTACCGGCTGGTTCAGCATCAGCACAAGTTCCAGTAATGGGATCGGTAACAGCAAAAACAATCACATCAGAAGGAACAGGATCAGATCCACAAGATTTTGAAACTTTACTTCCAAGTGACACTAAAAACACAATTAACCTTTCGCTTCATGCGGCTCGTACAGTATTAAGAGACCTTGGTGGTATCGATACTGCTGATATGGGTAGAATTATGGGTAATGCTATTGCTACAGCAGTAGACAAAGAAATTACTTCTAAATTCGTAGGCATGACTGAGCAAGAAATTACTTCTGGTAACTTAGATTTAGACGAAGTATTTGCGGCTGTGGCTACAATTCGTGGCAACGGCGAAAACGGCCAATTATTTGGTATCGTTTCAACAGATGCTTATGCTAACCTAATGTCAGCAATTGGTTCAACATCATTCGCTGGTGGTGAATTCCAAAACTCAGCTATGAGAAACGGATTCTTCGGTTCAATCGCAGGTGTACAATGTTTTGTAAGTTCATACTTAAACAACACAGTACTAGGTTCTGCTATTAATCCTAAGATGGCAGTATTCTCTGGTGATGCTATGAGAATGGCTTCACAAGGTGGAGTAAATGTAGAAGTTGCTCGTAGACCTGAGGCAGTTGGTTTTGATGTTGTGGCTTCAATGGCACAAGGTGCAAAACTGATTGATGCTACTCGTAGTGTTATCATTATTGACCAATCATAATAGTTGGTAATAAAGTTTTTTGTGAGGGGTATTAATATCCCTCACATACACTAACAATAGGAGATTACAATGGCATTGTTTACAGAAGCGAATATAGTAGAACTAGTTCCAGACATACTTGAGTATGGAATCCAGGACTTTAGTGATGATATCGCCCGTACTGAAGAAGACATTTATCGTCTACTGAGAATACAGTGGTGGGTACCAATTGCTAAAAATTCAGGTGAAATGGACACTAGTAAACTAGATCCAACAGAACTTAAACGAAGTTGTGTTTATCACTGCCTTGCTTACTTTATATTTCCTAAACTATCCAAATTTGAAGTCGACGGCGACAGATTTACAAGCATGATGGAATACTATAAAGCTAGATTTGATGAAGAATTTAATTTAGCAATTAGAGAATTACATTATGACTTTGATGGTTCAGGAACATTTACTGATAGCGAAGTAGTACACAACGAAAGTAGAAGGTTAGTAAGATAATGAGTATTAGAAATAGTATAGCGGAAAATATAGTAAGTGTTTTACAAAATGCTACGGACCCACAGTTCGTATTTGTTAGTAGAGCACCTATAGATCCAGGTCAATTATCTAATGCTCAATATCCTTGTGTTTATGTTGAAACTTTAGACGAGGAGCGACAAGACGACACAATGGGTATGTCAAGTAGCACAACACAGCGACAGTCAATATTGAATGTTGGTGTTAATTGTTATGTTAAATCAAGTCCTGAAATGATGGATATTGCTCGTAATGATGTAATAGAAAGAGTTGAAGAAACACTTGATAGTGACAGAACAAGAGGAGGAGTTGCTTGGGACACACAGCTAACAACTGTTTCTGTAGGAAATGATGTTGAACCAACTATTGGATTAGTAAAACTTAACATTCAAGTATTATACAAATACACAACAGGGAGTGCATAATGGGAATCAATGGAAACCTAATAAAAGACAAACAGGAATCAAATACACCTAAAAAAGATTCAGGAAAGGTGGAGTTGAAGCCTGTTAAAGAAACAATTAACAAAGAAATAGAGTCTGTGGAAGCAGAATCTAAATCTTCAACCTCAGATAAAGGAGAATAGATATGGCAACATATACAGGAAAGAGCGGAGTAATTAAAATATCCGATACTGCTGGTGCTACTACATTACAAGAAGTGGCCGAAGTAAAATCTTTTACTTTAGATTCTACAATGGACACTATTGAAAGCACAGTTATGGGATCACTGAACCATGCTAGAACTTATAAAGCAGGGTTAGAAACATCAACTTTTACTGCTGAAGTATTATACTCAGCACAAGAGATTGCTGGTTCAACTGACATCCCAGCATTATTACTAGGACAAGAAGCAGGTGCTTTTGAATTGTACCCAAGTGGTAATGATTCAACAAACACTAAGATAAGTGGTAATTGTTTAGTAACTGGTTACAGTATTTCATCAAGTTTTGATGACATGGTAACTGCGACTATTTCAGCACAAGTAACTGGTGCTCTAACATTCGCGGCAGTATAGTAGTAAAATGATCCAAGTTCGAGTTAGTTCGCCAGGTAAAACCGTAAGTGAATTGGAAAAAGATATTGAACAATTCATCGATGGATTTACTGACGACTTACTTGACAATCTGAAAAGTAAAAAGCCAGCAAAACCAGGTACAGGCAGAACACCTTACAAATCTGGTAGAGCTAGTTCGGGCTGGAACAAAAAATCAACGGATACTGTAGAAAATAGAGTACCGTATATAACCCGTTTAGAAAACGGATATAGTAAGAAGCAGGCCCCTAGGGGTTTTGTAAAACAATCAATCAATAAGACTATTAGACAAAGTCGAAGGAGAAACAAATGAGTGTATTAGACAATGCTAAAAAACATTTTAGCGACAAAGCTTCAGGTGAGCTACAAAAGATAACAGTACCAGAATGGGAAACTGATATCTTTTTTAAAACCATAAACAGTTTTGCTGTAGAGTCAAAAATTATTGAACTTACACAACAAAACAAACTAACTGAAGCATTAATAGAAACATTAATTTTAAAGGCCAAAACAGTGGACGGCAAGCCAATGTTTAATAGGTTAGATAAGATAGCAATGATGAACGAAGTGGATCCAGCAGTTATCACTAGAGTTGTTAGTGAAATGAATACTACTGCCACTGTAGACTTTGAGGCTGTTGAAAAAAACTAAGAGAGGACAGAGACCTTCAATTGATTATGCGAATAGCAAAAGAGTTACATAAATCCGTTGAAGAAATATTCCAGTTATCTGTCCTAGAAATAAACTTATGGATGGCTTATTTTAAAATGGAGCAGGAGGCAATGAAGAGACATGGCAAGCACAAAAATTGATATTATTGCTAACAATAAAGCCTCAGCGGCTTTAGGAAGAGTAGATAGACAAATAAAAGGACTTAACAAGTCCACAGCTGGCATTAATACTGGCTTCAATAGAATGCGAAATCTTATACTTGGTGTTGGAGCGGCACTAGGTGGTATAAGAATTGCTAAAGGTTTCTTAGATGCGGCTGTTGAAGTTGAAAACTTGGGTGTACAGTTAAAGTTTATTACAGGTTCAGCAGAAGAAGGTGCTAAAGCACTTGACATTGTTACAGAAGCGGCGGCTAACAGTTCCTTCCAATTAAGAGATATGGCACAAGCCTCTCCGTTACTATTAACAGTAGCTGAAAGCACAGGCGAACTAAACAATTTACTTTCTATAACAGGCGACATTGCCGCGGCATCAGGCTTAACATTTGTAGAGTCAGCAGGACAATTACAAAGAGCTATGTCAGGTGGTATAGCGGCGGCTGACTTGTTTAGAGAAAGAGGTGTTAAATCGCTGTTAGGTTTCCAAGAAGGTGTACAATACACAGCAAGTGAAACAAAACAAATTATTGAAGAAGCATTTGCTAATGGTACAACAACTATAGCTGGTGCTAGTGCTGATATGGCACAGACCTTCTCAGGTCAGATATCAATGATATCAGATAAAGTATTTCAATTCCAAACACAGGTTATGGATGCGGCACCATTTGAATTTTTAAAGAGTGTTGTTAGACTTGTAAACACAGACATTGAAGCAAACTTTGGTACAGTTCAAAATGCGGCACAGAAATTTGGTCATGCTGTTGTAGATGCGGCAATGAATGTAATGGTTGGCGGTGCTAAAGTTATTGATGCTTTAATACCTGTATTCAATGTTGTTAAAAGTGGTGTAAATGGTATACTTGCTGTTACAGATGCTTTACCACCGACTATAAAAGCTCTAGGTATTATAGGCTTCTTAATGTTAGGTGTTAAAGGAAAACTTATTGTATTAGCAATAGGACTTATTATAGACAAAATTAAAGAAATATTTAAAGGTGTTATGGACACCGTTGTTGCTACAGCAAGAAAAATAGGTAGCTTTGCTGATGCTGTAGGACTTGATGGTATGGCGGCTAAAATTAATGGCTGGGCTGATAGTGTAGAAGGTAAAATAGACAGTTTAGGAAGTAGCCTAGAAGACTTTGTTCATAAGATTGATGACAATGCTATGGACACAGTGATGCCTAGGATTGAAGAATACTTTGGACTACCAGATGCTGAAGAATTTGGTCCATATGAAACTAAAATGAGAGAATTCCTAGATAGAATTAAAAAAGATCTAGATGAACAAAGATTAGCGGCACAAGAGGCGGCAAGAGCAAATAATATTCCTTGGGCTGATGGCAGTGGTATATCACAACAAACAGCAAGTGATCCTATTACAGCATTAGAAAAACAAGAACAAGCTAAAGCAAAAACAATAGCAGATGCTTTAGCAAGTAGAGTACAACAATTAAGAGAAGGTTTAGACACAGAAAGAGAAGCAGAAGATCGTGCTTACCAATCTAGCTTAAAAGACCTAAAAGATTTTTATGGCTCTAGAATGGCATTTGATAAAAATTACATTGACACTAGAGAAAGACTTGAGAAAAAACATCAAGAAAAAATAAGAGCATTACAAAAACAAGAATTTGACAAACAGTTTACAGCATTCCAAAACTATCAATTTAAAGATATGGATTTAAGTAAACTAACACAAGAACAAAAAGTAAAATTTGTTTCACAAAGTGGTAGAGAAGTATTAAGACAAATGGCAGACCATAACAGGACTGCTTTTAAACTTAACAAAGCATTTGCTATTGGTGAAGCAATTATAAACACAGCACACGGTATTACAAAAGCTCTAACACTGGGTCCTATACTTGGTCCAATTATGGCAGGTATAGTAGGTGCTATGGGTGCCGTACAAATAGCGGCGATTAGCAGTCAACAATACCAAGGTAGAAGATTTGGTGGACCTGTTAGCAATGACGAAAGTTACATAGTTGGTGAGAATGGTCCTGAGCTGTTTACTCCAGGAGCAACAGGAAGAATTACATCAAACGAAGGTATGGTAAAAAGTGGACAAACAATTAACTTTAACATTACGGCAACAGATGCTAGAAGTGTAGACGAATTAATTGTACAGAGAAAACCAATGATAGTAAATATGATTAGACAAGCAACACAAGAACGAGGCAATAGGCCAAACTTTTAAGGAGAGATTATGTCAGGAACATTTCCAAGTACACAAGGTATAAGAGGCCTAAATTTTAATAATAATCAACCAAATTTAGTAAGCACATCTGTAAGTGGTAGAAGACAAGCAAAAAGCCAAGGAGCACAGTTCTTTAGCTTTACAGTACAAACACCACCAATGAATGTAGCAGAACACAAAGAAGTAATGGGCTTTTTAGCGGCACAGCAAGGACAGTTCGAAGCATTTCAAATTGTTCTACCAAACATAAGCACACCACAAGGAAGTGTTACAGGTAATGTATTAGATGTAGTAGGAGCACATACAGCCGGAGATAAAACAATAGCAGTTGATGGCGGAACAGCAGGTCAAACAGGTTACTTAAAAGCAGGTGACATGATTCGTTTTATTGATACTACTACAGCGGCTAACAATGTAAAAACATATATGGTAACAGCAGACATGGACACAGACGGAACTGGTGCTGGTACAGTAAACATAGAACCAGGTTTAATTGACGGTGTTGCTAATAACAGCACAACAGAAACAAATAGTGTACAGTTTACAGTCTATATGGCAGGACCTACACAAGAATACAATTCTGGTGTAGCTGATTATACACAGCTGGAGTTCGAGGTAAGGGAGGCATTTTAGATGTCAAGAAGTTTACCTAGTGCAATTACAGACGAATTAGAAAAAGATAGTTTAAGATACATTGATCTAATTGAAGTACATTTTGATGCCTCAGATGGTGGCACTAAATTTTTAACAAACGGTCAATATCCTGTAACATTATCTACAACTACAAGTGGCGGTTCACAAACATTCCAAGCAAATGGTGAGTTTATTAGTTTTGAAATGGTTAACGAAACTGACGAAGCAAGAGTTAACGAAATAAACATTATCCTATCAGGTGTTAGCACAACATTTACAAACTTATTTTTAAACAATGATTATGTTGAAAGACGAATTGTTATATACAGATCGTTTAGAGACTCAAACAATGCGGCTATTGATTCACCTGTTATGTTATTTGACGGAGAGATTAAAAACTTTGCTATTAACGATAAAGCTGACACAAGCCAAGTAGTAATAAAAAGTGCTAGTGTGTTTTACAACTTTGATGATACAAACGGTAGAAGAACTACAGATGCTAGTCAACAAAGAGCTTTTGCTCATGACAGAGGAATGCAATTTGCTAGTACAACAACAAAAGATATAAGATGGGGTAGACCAGATGTTTAATATTGTAAATGCTGAACTACAACATCTAAAACAACTTGTTAAAATAGGGCATGAATATTTTAATGAAAGTAGATTCAAAGAATTAGGCGACAATGAAATAAAAGATGATGTATGGCATGAAACTGCCAAGGCTTGTATTGTAGCACCTAATGTATTTTTACAAGTACTTGTAGATGAAGATAATAAAGTACATGGCTTTGTACAAGCAAGTCTTATACCTCAAGCATGGAACAAAAATATTAATTGTGCTATAAATTTAATCTATGTAAATGAATGTTGTAAAGGTAAAGGTCATGCTGAACAGTTTTTAACAAATGTAAAAGACTGGGCAAAGCAAAATAACTGTTATGAAGTTATAGCAGGCGATTATGCTTTCAACCCAGAAGCAACAGCCAAGTGGTATCATAAACAAGGCTACAAAACAGTAGGACAACAATATGCTATCAAAATATAAAAAAATATTAACTGCTTTAGGTGTAGCAGGTGCTTTAACAACAATATCAACTCCAGCTCATGCTGGATTTATTGCTCCTATTATTGGAGCAGTAGCAGGTGCTTTAGGTATAGGAGCAGTGGCGGCTACAGTTGTTGTAGCAGTAGCAACAGTGGCGGCAGTAGCGGCTGTAGGTTATGCTGTTAAGGCTATGACACCAAGTTTTGATGTACCAGACTATAGTGCTAACACGGCAGATGGTGCTGAAAGTATTAACACAGGTATACTTGTTACTAAAACAGGTACAAACAAACCTATTCCTGTAGTATACGGTAGAAGAAAATTAGGTGGTAACAGAGTATATGTTTCAACAGATGGAACAAACAATCAATACTTGTATATTGCTATGGTATTTTGTGAAGGCGAAATCAATGCTTTTAAAAAGTTATACTTTGATGACAAACTAGTTGCTAGTGGCACACTTACAACACAAATAGATAATAGTGCTTACAGCAAACAATATAGATTAGAATACGAATTACAAACAGGCTCAGACAGTCAAACACCACCAGGCTTCTTTACAACTGATCCAGCTCCAGGATGGACAGGCAATCACAGATTAAGAGGACTTGCTGTAGGATATTTTAAACTTCGTTGGATTAGACCAGATCTGGATGATCCTCCATCAGTCCAACAAAGTGATGTAGATTCTAACCCATATAGTGGTATACCTAAAATACAAGTTGAGATAGAAGGCAAGAAAGTACCTAATGCTACAAGTTATGTTGACGGAGCAAGTACAGCCTATAGTAGTATGACAAAAGCATATTCTACTAACCCAGCTGATCATATGTTAGATTATCTAATGAATCCAAGATATGGCAGAGGTCTAGAAAATGATAGAATAGGCTTTACAAGTTTTAAAACAGCTAAAAGTAAATTTGACACAACAGTAAATTACAAAACTGGTGGCACAGGCAAAATACTTGAATTTAACTATGTTGTACCTACAAACAGAACAATGTTAGAAAATGTACAAACAATGTTACAGAATATGAGAAGTGGTATGCCTTATGTACAAGGCAAGTTTAATTTAAAACTGTTAGACACAGGTCATGCTAGTGATCCAACAAGTCAAACTCCTGTTATTGCTTATGCTGTTACAGAACGAGAAATAATTGGCGGACTTACTATTGAAGGCAAAGGACACAGAGATCAATACAACCAAGTAAAAGCAGTATTTCCTAATCCAGAAACAAATTGGGAATTAGATGAAGTTGTATACCCAGAACAAGACAGTCAAACAGACATAAATTTCTTAGCAGAGGACAATGATAAAAGACTTGTAAAAGATATTAGTTTAGAAGGTGTTACAAACCCTAACATAGCAGGCGACATAGCAAGTATAGTACTGTTAAGAAGTCGTAAAAAGAAAGCAATTAGCTTTGTAGCAACAGCAGAATTACACAACACAGTAGTAGGTGATGTTATTACTGTAACATATCCTAGCTTAGGTCTAAGTGCCGCTAAATTTAGAATTACAACACACCAAATTACAGCAGACTATACAGTACAAATAACAGCATTAGAACATGATCCAACTGTATATGACTTTACTAATACAGATGTGTTTATACCTAAAGCAGTTGATGTTACATCAGATGATCCAAATGCTAACGGTGGACAAACAGCACCAGGCAATCCTGTATTTCCAGGAACAAAAGATCAAAATGCTTACATATCAAGTATTGCAAATGTAAATTCTAAAGCTGTTGAATTAACAATAGTAGGTGCTACAGATGTAAGCCAATATAATTTTATGAGAGTAGACCAAATTGATGGCGGTGAAAATGCTCCATATAATCCTTCAGGTTTTCATAGAACAACTTTTCAAAAGACTGGCGGAGTGTTTACTAGTCCACAAGGAATTTTAGTTCAAAACTCTAACAAATCTTATCTTTGGTTTAGAATTGTATACATTAAACAAGACAATAGTGAAGTATTTGGTCCGTGGAAAAGAACAACAAATCCAAACAGCTGGTTTAAAAAAATTGTACCAGCAATAACAGTTGGAACACCCTAGGAGATAGAATATGGCAACACAAACAGTAGATGGATTAATAACAAATGCCGCAGAATTTACATTCACACAAGCACCCGCTACATGGAGTGCTTATACTAGTTGGGACGGCTTTGGCGATACACTACAAGCAGGTGGTAGTATTAGTACTACACTTACATTTTTAAGTGATGCTGTTGATCTAGGTGCTGTTTTAAATGTTGTACCTACTGTAGTATGTGTTACAAACACAAGTACAGCTCATGTTATTAGTTTTCAAACAAGCAATGACGATGTAAGTTATAGTGCCGCTAGTACCGGTCCTTTAACAGCAAGATATATTAAGACACAAGTAGTAGTAACAAACACAGCAAAAAGACCAGGATTTACATTTTTAGAAGCACAATTTATACAAGATGTTATAAATGAAAGTCTGTTCAATCAAGACACAAGCGGTTATGCTGGAAGTTCAGCAAGTAGAACAATACCTATAACAAAAACATTTAGTAAAATATTATTAGTACAAGGAGCACAAAGTCAAAGTGAAACAGATTCAACTTATGCTATACAATGTACAGATTACAGCAATACAGCACCAAAACTAAAAGTAGTTGATTTAGATACATTTGGTAAAGTAGATGCTGATGCTACTATTGATATTTTAGTAAGTGGTTTACCAGGAATTACCACTACAGCAAGTGGTGATGTAGAATTAAGTTAAATATAGTAAAGGAACAACTATGCCTAAAAGCAAATATAAAATGACAAAGACAGCTACTAAAAAGAAAAAACCTAAAAAGAAAAAGAATTCTAGAGGATAAGATATGGCTTGGCCAAGTGGATCAAAAGCAGGAACAACTTCAACTGATAATGCTAGTGATAGCATATCAGGAGCAAGAGCGGATATTAATCAAACAATAACAAATCAAAATGCTATTATTGATCTGTTTAATATACCAGGCTCACCTACAGACAACTATTATTTGAGATATGATTCCTCTACTGGAAAATTTGAAATGGAAGCAGGTACTGGGTCAGGTGTTGTATCAGCATACACAAACGGAACAGACAATAGAGTTATAACATCAAGCGGAACTTCAAGTATTAACGGTGAAGCTAACTTTACATTTGATGGTAGCAGAGCCGTGTTAGCAGGAACACACAGTGGACTAACAGGAAGTTTAAAAATTGAAAGTGGAGCAACTAATGCCTGGAATGGGGCTCAACTAACAATGACAGATGGTACAGATGATGTATTTTCTATGGTTGGTAGAGTTAATACAGGTGCTAAAGCCTACAACTATGCTATTATTACAGATCCAAATGGTAACCATAAAAACACTTCAGCTTATGCTGGCGATTATGGTTTCTATTTTAATATGGACTATGAATCAGGTGGCGGTGGTACTGACTGGTATATGTTACAAAATGTATATGGTGCTGATGATGGTTATTACATTAATGCTTATGGATCTAATCACAACAGTTATGCTAGAACACCTTTAGTTTTATCAGGTAGTAAAGTAGAGCTAATAGGTTACAATGGTAGTACAGCAGGCGGTGCCTTTCAAGTTGAACACGATCATGTAGACTTAAATGGACTTCCGTTAAGAGATACAAGTGGTAGTGTAACAGTAAATGACAACATGACTGTTAATCTAGACAGTGGCGGTACTACAGCACTAGTAACTGAAAATGAAAGTGCTACAGCAAATGGTAACAGAGTTACAGTTGGTGCGGCCTCTACAGCACACACAAGTGGTGTAGGTTTTGAAGTAAGAAGAGGTACTGGCTCAGGATATGACATACAGTTTAAAGTAGAAACTGACTCTAGTAGTACAAAAACTACAGCACAAGGGCTTCAACTAACAGGTGCTACAGTAGACAGCACAACCAGTGGATTTACTCAAACAAATAGATTAACAATTAACATAAACGGCACAGACTACTACATAGCCTTAGATGCTGTATAATAAAGGAGAAAGATAATGGCTT